GAAGTCGACCGTGTCGGCGCGCCTCAACGAGGCGTTGTACGAGACGCACGAGCTGGTCGAGGCATCGCGCCGGAAGGATAGGCGGTCGGGGATTCTGGTGCGGCCGGCGAAGCTGCCGGCTGAGGGGCAGGGGGAGCTTTTCCAGTGACGGCATCCATTCTGTTTCTCCCCACGGCTAGGCAACGCGAGCCGAAAAGCGACTTTCCGGGGTCGCCTGCCGTTGGGGCCTTTTCATCCGGACGTCTTGATCGGAGAAGACCAGTGAGCGATTACTCAGAGAAGCTCAAGCATCCCCTATGGCAGCGCAAGCGCCTGGAAATCCTCAGTCGCGATGGATTCCAGTGCCGGTGCTGCAAGAGCGATGACACGACGCTTCACGTCCACCACCTGAAGTATGACCGGGGCCGCGATCCGTGGGACTACCCGGATTCTGCCCTCATCACGCTGTGCGAGACCTGCCACGAGATCGAGCACGAGACCCAGCGTACCGCGCAGGCTGACTTGATCGACGCGATGGTATCGCGCGGCGCGACCTCGTTCGATCTTACTGGCCTGGCAGTCGCAGTCGATGAGAGTGGCCCCAACGACAACCAGATCAGCGCTGACGAATGGTCCTCCCTGGCTCAGGTCATCGGCGACATTCTCAGGTTCCGCCACGCTGGAGGCGACATCGCATCACTGGGCGGCCTCGTTCGTGAGTTGTGCGCTCAAGAAGGACAGGACATCCATGCCGAACAGAATCCTTCGTGAAGGCATCTTGACCAGCGAGCGGGTCAACTCGCTCAACTGGGAAGCCGAGGTCTTCTACCGGCGGCTCATGTCCGTGGTCGATGACTTCGGGCGGTTTTCTGCGCACCCATCGCTGCTGAGGGCAGCACTCTATCCCCTGAAACTGGACACCGTTCGGGACGCCAACATGGAACGCCTGCTCGCGATTGTCGAGCAAGCCAGCCTTGTCCGTGTCTACGAGGTCGCCGGCAAGCGGTTCTTGGAGATGCTCGATTTCAGGCAGCAGGTGCGGGCGAAGGAGAGCAAGTACCCAGCACCACCCGCCGACGCTACGCACGTGCATAGCACATGCATAGCAGACGCTACGCACGTGCAAGCATCTGCACACTTAGACGGAGGCGGAGGCGAAGACGTATCCGGAGACGATATACCTACCACCCCCTGCACGCGCGAGGATGAGTTATCCCCAGAAGGCGAGCAGTTCAGCATGCGCCTCGACTGGAAGCCTTCTGCCCACTTTGCCGAGCTGGCCCGGATGGCGGGCGTGCTGGTTCCGGGTGACGACACGCCGCTCGGGGAGTTCATCGCCTACTGGATGGGACAGCCGAAGCGCAAGCGGACGCAGCACGAGTGGGACCACGCCTACCTGAAGAACCTCAAGGCCGAGAAGGCGCGGAAAGACGCAGGCATCGGTATTCCGACGCGAAAAGGCGCCCCCCCTCCGCCCCCCAGCGAGTGGTTCATGACCGCCTCGGGCATCGAGGCCAAAGCCGTCGAACACGGCATCACCCAGCAACGCGACGAGCCTTTCCCGGCCTTCAAGGCCCGGGTGTACGAGGCTGCCGGCGTCACCGACGACATGGTGCGCCGCGCCAAGATCGACCGCGGAGACCGGGCGTGAATGTGCGGGCACCAGCCATGCGACAAGCCGAACTGCACCTGGGGGGAGAGACACCGCCTGGAGTGCGAAGCCCGGACGGTCATGCGCTGGGACAAACCAACCCGTCTTGCGTACTACGCGGACGTGAAGAAGAAACGCGGGGCAGCCGCCGCGCAGCAACTCATCGAGGAGACGAAACGGCAATGGAACGCGACGCAGCAATCGCTTTTGTGATCCCCGGCACGCCGGTCGGAAAGGGGCGCCCGAAGTTCGCCAGGCGTGGAAGCTACGTGACGACGTACACCCCGGAGAAGACCGCCATCTACGAGAACCTGGTGAAGGTGAAGGCCCAGGAGGCCATGATCGGCCGCCCG